AGATGATCATCGTGAAGAACAATCAGCACTAGCTGATGTGATCTTTGCTTATGTTAGAAACAACATGTTGTATATACGCTTACAACGTGACAGATTTCAAATTGAGTATCCTTTGGCTGCTGCATTGTCATTGATTCAAATTGGAATGACAGCGAATTACCGTTTTGCATTTGCAGCCAAAATTATCAATGGCTTTAATCTTTATTTTGATCAAGCCATCATTGATTCGCGTAATACCCTAGGTACGCGCTTTGATCATTTCGGTTTATGTCCATTACAAGCTTCATACAGTTTAAGTTTAGGGAATTCTGTCGTTTTAGCTGAAGGTCTTGCAGATAATATTTATCGTGCAGGATTTGAAATTCTTGAGAATACAGTCAACACCAGCTTTGTGTTGAAGGCTACTGAATATGACTACTTCACTGCTTTTTACCGTGTGTGGCAGCACAAAAGAAAGCCATTCACTATTGATGCGGTGATAGATGGGCGGGCTTTACAACGATACAAGGCACATTTTGTGCCGAACACTGTAACGATGCAAAAAAGTGGCCCTTACTTTAATGTTAGTGCACAGATGCACATTATAAACAACCAGTTAGATAAGACGGCAATCAAGATACTTGCGGAGTCACGAAATGAAGAATCAAGTTGAAGAATATTTATTTGCAACTCAACCAGCACATTTAATTGAGTGTATTGAAATCAAGCATAGTCTTTGGGCTGAGCCATTGCGATATGTCACAAACATGGCGGATGGGGTCAGTGTAGCTCATGATGATAGTTATTTTAATTATGAGTATGTGCCACTGCAGATAGATAAAGGTAGTACATCCGATGATCTGGATCAATCATTAGCAATCTCAATTGGTGAGCTGGGTGAGATTGTCCCTGACCTGATTGATCAGATATTTGATGCAGATTCGACAGAACGTCCAATGGTGACATATCGCGCTTATTCCAGTCTGGATCTATCAACGCCAATATTAGTGATAGATAATTTGGAAATCACAGACCAATCAACAGATTATCAGGGTACAACATTCAATGCTGAGGCCCCCAAGTTGAATGCCACAGGTACAGGTATGTTATTTACAAAAGCAAACTTTCCAACATTGATCGGATATTACTAAATGGACAAGACTATGGACTTAAGTTTGTTTGAAAAAAAATACAATGTACTTAACTATCATTGCGTTCATTTTGTAATTGAAGCAGCAAAAACTTTGCTGAATGTAGACTATAGAGATAGCTTTATTGGTTTGACTGGATCACTTAATGAATCGATTCAAACATCAAGAAAAACTGTGATCAAGAATAAGCGACTGAATGAACCTCAACATGGATGTATCGTTTTAATGACAAGCCTCACAGGGGATAACCATGTGGGGCTTTTTTATTTTGGCAAGGTGATGCACTTGAGGGAAGTTGGGGTGCAATACGTTCATTTAAGAGCACTTAAACATCAATATTTGAGATTTCGATATTATGAGCACGTTAAGAATATTTGAAAATCCGCTTGATTCAGCATCAGTCAGAGTTGAAAACACAGATAACGTATTACATGCATTTCTTCATGTTAAAGCCAAATATCCGCAAGCTAAAATATATTTAGGAAATCCTTGCTCGGAAAATGATGTAACCCCACATGACAAAGTCACGGCATTGCGATTGTTGAATACCAATCCTGACGAACAATATGAGGTGGTATGTCATGCTGGGGCGGCTGCTATACCATACATATATTATGCAATTGTAGCCATGATCGCTGCATACTCGTTATATACAGTCCTAAATTTGCCAAAACAACAGGCGGCTTTACAGGGGTCCAGTAATAACGATTTGTCGAGCCGTTCAAATAGAGAACGATTAGGTGCACGTGTAGCTGATATTTTTGGAACAGTAAAAGCCATTCCAGATATGATTTCACCAGCACTGTCTTATTTCAATGCTAATGGAGTTGAAATCGAAGAATGCTTGATGTGTCTAGGGCGCGGATACTATGACATTACTACGGTCAATGACGGAGAAACAGCAGTCGAGGGGATTAGTGGTTCTTCAGCCTGTTTTTATGATCCCAATACGAGCTTAATTGGCACACCTACATATCAAGCTGGGACAGCTTTTACAGAGTTGCCACAGATTGTAAAAAAGTGCCCTTCAATTAATGGCCAGACCCTCAACTCTCCGAACGATGTCACCCTAAGTGACGTAGGTTTATATTTCACTTCAGGTGGTGTAATTAAGCGCAGCAATACCAGTATTGATTTCAGCCAATACTTTGCTGTTGGGGATGGTATAGCTATTTCTGGCGCTGAGTTTGGTCAAGCTAATTCATCACTATCGGGTTCAGCGACAGTGAATGAAAATCAACAGGTTATTGTCATCAGTAGTCAGAACATTGAAGGCTTTGCGAATTATAAGGGGCTTACACTATCAGGTGCTTCAATTACTAAAGCAACTCAGATTTTTGACATTTCTGGCACCTTTAGCGTATCAAGTGTGACACGTGTTAGTAGTGGCTCAGATTACATTTATACCATTCAATTGATTGATGCTGAGACAACGAACTACAACTGGTCCAATGTTGATGACACTTTTACAATCTCAGCGGGAATTTTACTGAATGACTCAGACAGCAGTATGAATCTGGATGAAACCTATACCGTAGGTGCGATTCAATCTGATCAGATCACTTTATCCAATGCAGCATCTGTAAATGATGACTGGGATAAATTGGAAAGTTTTTTTAATGGTACCACCAGCGGATTAACGACAAATACCACAATTGCCCTTGCGATAGTTACAAGTAAATGGGTGGGGTGGTATTACGTGAAATTTGAAGATGCTGAGCGAGCTTTGTTTAATTTAAGCTTTCCAGCGGGCATTTATCAAATCACAAATAAGGGTGCACAGAAGCCGTTTGTTACAACATTGACCATACAATACCAATATCTGGATGTAAATGGGGATGCTACAGGACCTGTCTATAGTCACTCATTTGATCAGTGGGGCAATACGGTTGATGGTTTTGGTAAAAGTGTTTACATCAACTTGGCAGCAGGCAATCACGGTATCCGTTTTCGTGCTGCTAAAACCGCAGTAGGTATCACTAATAATCAAGGCTATACAACATCAAAATTGAAAGATGTATTTCTCCTTAAAACATCAACTAAAGATCGATATGATGATGTCACGATTGTACGAACAAAAACTTTAGCAACTGATGGTGCCTTGTCAGTCAAAGAGCGACAGATCAACTGTATTGTTACACGGAGGCTTTATAGTTATGTATCTGGGACTCGCTCTGTAGACCGTGTCGCCAGTCACAACTTTGCAGATGCAGTTTGTGAATTGACCACTGATATGCTGATTGGTCGACGTTCAATAGAAACTTTAGATGTACAAAGCCTTTATACAACAGCAAGTGAAATCAACTCGTATTTTGGAACAGAGATCAAATTCAACTACACTTTTGATGATGCCAAGATGTCGTATGAAGAAACACTTGCAGCTATGGCTTCTGTTTTGTTCTGCGATGCACGACGCGAATCGAACATTGTCTATTTTGCATTTGAAAGGCCTCAAGAAATTCCTGTATTGCTCTTTAATCATAGAAACAAAGTGCCGCAATCGGAAAAACGGACTTCAAATTTTGGTGTCAATAAAGACTATGATGGTGTGCAACTTACTTGGGTTAGCCCAGATGATAGTTGGTCGGAAAGTGAGATTAATTTACCTGATGACAACATCGTGAATCCCCAAAAAATTAATGGCACGGGTGTGACTAATTTTGCACAAGCATATTTACTTGCACATCGTGCGTATAACAAGCTGATGCATCAGCGACGTGCGGTTGAGTTTCAAACCTATCATGAAGCAGATTTAGTCACGCGAAATGATCTTTTGTTGGTTGCAAATGATACAAAACAGCAGGTGTTAAGTTCTGGTTCTATTTTAGATCAAGAAGGCTTGTATTTAATATTGTCTCAATCTTGTGTGCTTGATAGTAGTAAAAGCTATGTGATTCATCTGCAGCTACCAAATAAATCTGTAGATGTTATTCCTATAACCCAAGGAGAAGATCAATATGAGGTGCTGCTGGCCCGTGCACCGACAGCTAGTCTTATCTATGAGTACGAAGGAAACATAAGCTGTTCCCAATACGTGATTACAACAGATACAGATGCAAAGCGAGATTTGTTTCTGATCACTGAAAAAACTACAGATGGAACACTGACCGCAATTAACTATACAGATCTTTATTATCAAAATGATAAAGACTTCATTTAGAACAAGGAAACAACGATGAAATACAAAGTAACTGTAAATCGAATTTTTCGAGTAGAACGTGAAATTGAAGTAGATACGCTTGAAGAAG